ATAAAGTTTATGATGCAGTATTAGATGACCAAACATGGGTACCATTCTCTGGTACAGCTGCAGAATTAATGGCTAATACTGATAGTAACTTCCAGCCATGGTTTGCACCAGCTGGCTTTACTAGAGGTAGAGTTGGTAGTGTAAATGATATTGTTCTTTACCCTAAGCAAAAGCAAAGAGATCAACTATACAAGATTTCTGTAAATCCTGTAGCTTTCTTTCCTGGTGATGGATTCGTAGTATTCGGGCAAAAGACATTACAAGCAGCTCCAACTGCATTCGATAGAATTAATGTACGTCGTTTGTTCTTGAACTTAGAAAAATCAACACGAAATACGATGAAGTATTTCGTCTTCGAACCAAATACACTTCTTACTAGAACTCGTATTATTAATACACTTACACCTATATTCGAGAATGCTAAGAATACAGAAGGTGTTTACGATTACTTGATAGTTTGTGATGAAAGAAATAATACACCTGATATTATTGATCAAAACGAGCTTGTAGTTGATATATACTTAAAGCCAGTACGTGCTGCAGAATTTATCTTAGTAAATTTCTACGCGACCCGTACAGGTACAGACTTCAACGAAATTATCGGATAATATTAACTTCTAACAAATTAAGCCGATCCGAAAGGATCGGCTTTTTTTTGAACTCATATAAAAAACAACTAATCTAGATTAAATAATTACATGGCAGACGTTAAACAAACGATACAAGATTTTTATACCCAGGCTCAAGTAAAGGACTTTGCAAGAAATAATCTTTTTAGAGTGTTAAATATTGACTTTGGAGATGGTAGCGATGTTACTATAGGTGAAGAGGATTTAGTATATGTTACTACATCTACTCTACCCGGTAAGACTATTCAAGATGTAGTGGTACCTTATATGGGATTAGACTTCCACGTACCTGGTACCGTTAAATATAATGGATCTGAGGGGTATTCTCTTAGCTTTAGAGCTGATGAATCATATAACTTATATGATAAGTTCCAACAAGTAATCAATGACACCTTCGATGATTCTAATTCTACTGGTAATTACTTTACTCCTAAAGCTAGCTCAGTTATTGATTTAGTTCAGTTAGATAAACAGCTTGATAAAATTTCCCAATACCAATTAGTTGGATGTAGTATTAGAAGTATCGGCGACTTATCATACGATGCGACCGCTTCTGGAGACGTTCAGACATTCACTGTAACCATAGCTTACCACTACTATAGGAAGACATCTTAAATTTTAATTAATTTTACTTAAAAGCCGTATCGTTTGATACGGCTTTTTTTTGCTTAAATATTATATATGGGTATATTAAACGCAGCTAATGACGCTATACAGGGGGTATCAAATCTTACTAAAGGTGCTTTAGGTGGTACTCTAGCGCAACCAAATGTAAGTCTATTCGGTACAAATATACCAGGCGTACCTTTAGTAAGCTTTAGAAACTACTTTATTCAGTCTATGTCGACGTGGATTGGCGCTATACCTTTAAGGACACAATGGGTAGTTTTATTTGATAGTTTCCCGATTGGTTTAAATTCTGATATAATAAGAGGCTTAGAGCCTGTTCAAGGCGATAAAAAGGGGTTTGATATAGATAAGGCAAAAGCCTTTGTAACATCATACCCAGCTCAAGGAATAGTAGGGTGTATTTTCGCGCAAGGAGCTAATATACCAGATGATACATCACCAACTTCTGTAGCCAGTATTCCAAATAATCGTGGATTTATACCAGGGGTAATTTCTGGTAATCGCGATTCGTTCGGACCGCTTACACTAAACTTTAGAGAGACTAATACGTCCTTTATTGATAGCGTTATTAGACCATGGGTTATATTAGGGAGTCATGCAGGTATGGTAGCTAGGGATGAAAATAATAAACCGGAGCTGAGCCCTAAATCTAATATCACTATAGTTCAGTATACTAGATCATATCAAAATATATCGCAAATTCCGAGAAAGGTGTGGCAGTTTTATAACTGTGTACCAACTGGCGTCGGTACTAGAAACTTATCATACGATGCAGAAGCGATGGAGGCTTATAATACGAACTGGAGTTACTCTCACTATAATGTGAGTGATAACTTATATTTGCCTTTACCAGACTTGATAGATAAATTATTTTAATGATTGATAATTTAATACCGGTGCAGCTAACACGCGGTACTATATATTTTAGGGAGCCTTCATTCCATGAATATAAAAATATATGTAAAATATTAATATCTAGCGATACTGCTGGTATAAACAATTGTTTTAATAATGTACTGAATAGTCTTATAGTAGATAAGCGACCTTTAAACATAATTGATAAATTTAAATGTTTACTAGCTATTAGAAATACAATTCATGGTAATGATATAACTGTTGAAATTAAAGGTAAAAAAATAAACCACGATCTATCATTAATATTAGATATACCATTTAATGATATTACGTTTAAGTTTAAAGATTTGACATTTGCTAGCCCTACTGATTTTTTTATCGATAGTTATGATAAGTTAATTGCGCAGTGTCTAGTTAAAGTAAAAGATATCGATGTGACCGGTCTAACTATAGATAACAAAATAGATATTATAAATGAAGTAACCTTACCGCTTACGTTAATATATAAAAAAATAACTGAAAACTTCGCAACCAGGAGTTTTACATTCTATAAAGATGTCGATCTTAATATATATGATTCAGTTAATATATTAGCATTTTTAAGAAATATATTCCAAGAAAATTTATTAGATATATATAATTTTGAATATGCATGCATGCGTAATCTTAATTTAAAATCTGTAGACTTTAATACATATACGTACCCTGAACTTAAGATATTTATTAATTACCTAAACAAAGAAAATAGTGAGCACGATAAATCTATGTCAGATAAGTAGTTGTTATTATAAAAACTTAATATAAATATCTTTATGTCTGATAATAAATTTAATGATATCTTAAATGAAATTAAAGTTAATAGAACCGCTTTAAGTGTATATATCCCGTCAAAGCAAGCAGAAGTAGAGTTATTACCTCTTACACTAGCTCAGCAAAAATTAATTATTGAAACCACATCAGATACAACTCTCGGTGTTTTGTTTTTTAATAATATATTTTATAAAATATTAAAGGAAAATATTAAAGGTGATATTAAAGAGTTAACGACTATAGATAGAGTTAATCTAACGCTAGCTTTAAGGCAGCATTTAGAGGATATTGTAGAGTTTGAGGATATTAAGATATCTGTAACAGAGATTCTTGAGAAAAATAAATCTATTATTAATAATATAGAGCCAGCCACTATAACTTCAGGTGATTTTACCTTTGAGATTCAAGCCCCGAATCTAGATATTGATAATTTTATTAATACTCACTTACTAAACAAATATAAGAACGTTTCATTCGATGATCATAAATTAAAGAATCTTATAAGTGACTTATATGTATACGAGATTTTAAAATTCATCAAAACTATTAAGATAAACGATACAGAAATATCACTACATAGCGAATTAGTTAAAAGTGCCAGTGTTATAGAGAGTATAGACACAAAACACTTTAAATCAATTACCGATTACATTAATGATGTTCGCGATGCAGAGGCGAAATATACTAAATGCATTAAGAGTGAAAAATCTATAGATATTACTCCTGACTTGTTTATACTCTGAGTTAGCTATTAAATAATAGTATGGCTGACACTACTATAGGTGATGCATTACTATTATTATCAAAAGTATCCTCATCAACAGATAAAAGACTATCTTTACTTGAGAAGGTAATGGGTAAGTCTGCGGTACCCGCGTCGAATCTGAAAGATTCAAATAAAAAACCGCGGTCAGTTGTTGAAAAACCAAAATCGGTGATAGTTACTGATTTTGGTAAAAAGGCGGAGAGTGATCTAAAGATACTTCAAGATAAAGATGGCGGAGAAGGTAAGGAGGAAAAGCCAGGTAAGGACGGTGGGGGTATGAGTTTTATTAAAAAGCTTATAGGCCCTGCATTATTAGTATTAGGTGGTTTAGCAGCTCTCGTAACAGGTTTAATGTCTGACGGTCCGTTAAAGGGGCTTTTGAATATATTAGCAAAAGGTGGTATTATCGGAGGAATTAAACTATTTAAAAGTATGGCGGTTAAGCAAGTAGGTAAGTTTACCACTCTATTTGCTAAAATATTACCTAAAAACATGTTTGGTAGTTTAATTAAAAGCGCAAAAGGGTTCCTAGGTAGTATAACTAAGTTTCTATTGAAGCCATTTGCTAAATTAGGCGGCAAAGCAGCCGGTAAGGGTATATTTGGAGCCATAGGCAAACTCTTCGGTAAATTTATAAAGCCGATCTTAGGTAAACTACCCGGGATTGGTACCCTAATATCATTCGGGTTTGCGTTTAGTAGATTCAAAAAGGGCGATCTTATAGGCGGGTTAATTGATGTAGCATCTGGTATCGCAGCGATGGTACCTGGTGTAGGAACTGGTATATCAATTGGTTTAGATGTTCTTAACGCATTTTTAGATGTTAAAAAAGGCGGTAAGGATGACAAGGTTGAACCGAAAGGTTCTGGATTTAAGCTTAGCGACTTTTTCGGTAAGATAAAAGATAAGATAATGAATAATTATCCTATTAAAAATTTAGTACAAATGTGGGACGGTGCTAAAATGGTATTTAGTGGCGACGTTAAAGGTGGTTTAACTGAAATGGCTTATGCTATACCGTTTATGAAACCTTTAGCTAATTTCTTATTCAGCGAAAAAGAGGAAGTTAATGAAGAAACAGGAGAGGTTACAAGTACTACAATGTTTGCAAAGATAAAGGATGTAGTAATGAATAACTACCCTATTAAAAATTTAATGCAAATGTGGAGTGGTATTAAGAAAGTAACTAGCGGTAATTATAAAGAAGGTTTTACTGAAATGGCTTATGCTATACCGTTTATGAAACCTTTAGCTAATTTCTTATTCGGCGAACGTGAAGAAGTTAATGAAGAAACAGGAGAGGTTACAAAAAAGGAAAGTTTATTTTCTGGTATTAAGACTGCAGTCATGAGTAAGTTAAAGACTTTCTGGAAAAAGGCTCCTAGATGGTTAAAGTGGGGCGCTAAAAAGGTATTACCCGATAATATTATTAGTGTGTTAGAATCTGAAGGCGAGGCTGCACCAGAAGACCCTACTGAAGCTGAAGCTGGAGCTGCAATGTCAGCCGAAGCAGCAAGCGGAGGTTCAAAAACCGGGTCATCAAATGTCAGTAATTCGACTGAGGGTTCAAAAACAGCGGCATCGATTGGCGACAAGCAGAGATCAAATTTACTTACTATGACGAAGCAATCTAACGCCGTGCTTCAAAATTTAGATAAATCTAATAGAGCTCTTCTAGAGATGCAAGTCGAGTTATTAAATGAAAATATAGCTATACTGAGAGAGATAGCGCAAAAGACTGGCGGTAGTGCTAATATTATTACTAATAACACCACATCAGTAACTAATATGAACAATCAGCGTAATTTAAGAGATGTTCAAGAGATGTATACTTAATAAATAATAGTATATGAGTAATCTTTGGAATTTACAGTTTGGTGGTACCACTTCTCTACCTATACTAACAAGAGGTGATAGTAGATTAACTGATTCGACTACTGATATGAAGGATCTTACGAATTTTGGGGTGTACGGTGATCAATCCGCTCAAATAAAGGATCCTATTAATATAGTAGCGGATTTTCCATGGACAAATAGTCCTAAAGGTTCCCGCGACGATGTACCTAAGTTACAGATGATAGAGCAAAGAATAGTTTTAAACTCAACTGTTTCAAACATGATATATTCAACTTTAGCTACTGCTGATAATATATCATCCCTCAGTAACACAGCTGCTGGAGTAGGTACTAGAATAGGAGGATTTTTTAGTGACGACGAAGCAACCTCTACAGGTAGCGGAGACTCCCAAGATAGTAGTATTGCCAATGAAGAGGAGGCGTCAAATAGATCAGCATTAAAGGACGCATTTAACCGAGCATTACAAGGTGGCTTCTTTAAAACATTTAATAGTGATGTACTAAAGCCGTACGACGCATTATATGCAACTGAATATACTGGGTTTAATTATTATTTCCCTTACTTAGAGGACTCCTACAGAGAGATTACCAACCAATTCGGTGCCGGCGAATCGAACGCTCTGACACCTATAGCTGAGCTCGCGAGC